TGCCACTCGTAGTACATGGTTCTGAAATAATTTAAACCATAAGCCTTAGAACTTTTCTCTTCGTTTGTAGACAAAGGAGATGGGTAGCCGTTTGATTCTTGTTTCTTGTTAAGCATATCTATCTTAGTTTTTTACTAAACATCCCCTTATTGTTATACTTCTTAACTAAAGGTGATGACATTTTTAATTCTTGCTTTGGTTTTATATATTTCTGAGAAGCTAGTAAAGCTAAAGATGAGGATATACTCGCATCATACTTAGTTCTATTATCTATCTCGAATCTACTCCAATCATCAAGTAAGGTATTAAAATAACACCTTCCCATCTCTCCCGTCTCAGGAAGTATTCCTACGTGGTCGTATACGTATGTAGCTATAGCCTCAGCTTGAGCATTTATAACTGCAGCTCCAGATCCAGGTATACCCTTTGTCTTTTGCTTACCCTTACTCCACTCAGTATGAGTCATTTCTGGTCTATCCATCAGGTACTCATAGTAACCTCTATTCTCAAAGTACTTAAGTATTCCTACTTTATTGTTCTCCACTAATATCTGACAACCATAAAAGACACACATCTTAATCATGTCTTCGTAGAATATCTCCGACTTAGGTGGTCTATTAATGTACTCACATACAAACTGCATAGACGCATCACTTGACATACTGAACTTGTGAAATACATGAGCAGCAGCGTCAGATCTCCTACCATCAGTAGTGGTGTCATGGTCATAAGGGTCACACCCTGCAACCAAGTTATCGGACCTTCCAGGGAATTTCCTGTTGAATCTAGAAGAGATAACATTCTGCTCTCCAATCTCTGGGACCCAACTAATTTCCCACTTACCTTTTTTGTGTGGAACCCAAATAACTTCGCTATCTCTATTTCCACTCTTCCATATAAACTCACCCCTTGTCGTAGTTACTTTATTAACCTCGTTGTAATCCATCTGTTGATAGATCCTTTCTACGTCAAAGATACAACTTTGAGTATCATTTCTGAAAGCCTCCTCTACATTAAATGGAAATTGTCTTTTAAATTCTGATAACGCTGTGGTATCATTCTTTAAAGCTTCCCTTCTATTCTGCATGTAATCCTTAGCACCTACGTCAATAAGTATATCATCAATACCCATAACAGGCTTCTCTGGCGTGTCTATAACAGAAAAACCATACTCATCAATAAACCCCTCTAGGTTTTCGTATGCTGGTATAAATAGCTTATATAAACCACTTTTAGTTCTACCGTTAAGATCTTTATCATCAGTATTAGAGTCGTAGAATATATCCTTGAACTCAGCCCCACCATCTTGTAGTTTATTGGCTGTAGATCCCATCATACATTTACCTACTATTTTTCTACCTAAAAGAAGACACGTCTGAGTAACTCCCCAGTTCTTCTTTATAGAGTTCTGTCCCGTCCACTTACCAGCTTCATCATGTACAAGAAGTTTTAACTTCATACCATCATAACTGTTATCAGCAGTGTTTCTCCAATCTATAATTGAGTTTAAAGCTTCAGACTCCTCTATGTGTTTTTGATTCTTTGTAATTTTCTTTGCTGGCTCTCTAAACGCAAGCTCTACACGAGGGTTACTTGAACCATCCTGTATAGGCTGAAAAAAGAAAGGGTAGTTACGATATATACGTACTACCTTGTCAGTAAACATAGTCTTAGCATCAGCACCTGTCTTAGACAGTAACCCAAAGCTACTCTCGTATGTCATACTAGCTAAGTTAACTACCTCACTACTAGCAGCATAAGAAAAACCAGATCTACGATTCTTAAGGAAACACATCCCATAAGAGTTCTTATCTAACTTACAAGCTTCCCAAAACAGGAAGAAAGTCCTATTAGCATCTCTATAATCTGGGTATCCAATATCAATCTTACTCCATTGAATAAACATATAATGACTACCTGTTATGTAGGTAGGAACTCCGTTGTTGTAAAACCATAAACCATCCTTTCTACGTCTAAATTCTTCATCTATGTAATCAACAAAGTCAGAAGCGTTGTCCCTAGTTAAAGATTTAGGAGTATCTAATCTGGTCCATTTCTGCTTAGACTTAGGGAGATCGTTATAAAGTATATCTTTATTGAACCTAGGTCTCTTAGGTAAGACAATTTCTAACTTGTCAAACTCTAAAACCTCGCCATGGCTGGTATCACTTAAGTATATTTTACTCTCTTTTTGCATACTTCTCAGCATAAGAACCTTTAAAATCCTTCTTGTCTTCTATCAGTGATGTTCCATCTTTAATTCTATCCTCTAGGTTTTTAATACCTAAAAGTATCTCTTGGCAATCAAGGAAGCATTCCCTTTTTGCTTTTATAGCTTGCCTTCTTTTTGCGTCATCTTCCTCTAGTAAGGGTTTACTTATCTCCTCTATAAGAAGATCAATAGCTCCTTTACTTGCCTCTATAAGCCTCTCTAAGGTATCTAGGGCGTAATCTTTATTGTTATCCTTCATAAGAAGCTAGTATGTCAACGTTACGCATGCGTAGAAGTTTTCTACCATCTATATCCATCTCGTACTCAGAATTCTCACTCCACATAACTCGATCTTTAACTTTAACTCCTTGATCCTTGACCCAATCGTTAATAAGGATAGCTGTACCATGAAACTCTACCTCCGAAGGTGAGTTCTCTAAGAATATTCCAGACTCTGACATCTCAGCTTCCTTCATCTCCTGCTCCATGAAGTTCCAAACTCCCACAGGGGTGTATTTACCATCTCTTTCTATAAGGTATATCTGCTCTATGTAAGCCTGATATATATTATCCTTGTCTGCATGTGATACATGGTTGGTAGGTGTTGCGATAAAGTGGTGAAACCAAACCTTATCCCCTTCCTGTATACCTGAATTACTAGTGTCAAGGGTTGGTGTTTTATACACCGTACCGTATTGCCTAGCTAGTTTCATAGGATCGTATGATGTATCTCTGTACATCTCCTTACCGTTTAATAGTATGGTATCCTCTGTTTCTTTTTCTACTTGTATCCAGTAGAGATCTTTAATTGGCTTCATCTTTTTTTTCTTTTACTTTACTTCGTAGTCATCTAGGACATCTGTATTGTACTCTATAGCTGTTGGCTGGGAGAAGAACCTTTTCCAAGGTATAGAGAACTCCTCCGCTTCTTTTTTTATGTATACATCGTAGACTACTTGCTGGTGCTTATACCACGCTGCTTCGTCTTGTATTATCGCTGTTATCTTTAAGGAACCTCCTAACATTCGTTGACCTACCTGGTAAGTCAAGCCCTGCTTTAAGTCCCCTATCGTAATCTTTCTAATAATAGGGTTAATAGAATCCATTTTAATTTAATTTAGTTTTTATTGCTTATTATTCGTATAAGTCTCTTGATAGTTTTATGTAACCACATTGAATACCTTTAGATGCCGTAGTGTGAGTTTGAACACCAATAAAAGGAAGTAAATCTATATCGTTAGTCATAACTAAAGATTTTGTTGTAGATATAGTTTGAGTTAACCCACCTGCAGTCGTACTAGTAGGCGTAGTTGTTAATCCGTAATTTTTATTGTTTACAGAAATAGATACTCTTCTATTCTCATCAAAAGTTATTTTTAACTTGTATACCGTACTTGTTGACACAACTATACCAAGGTTAGTAACGTAATCTACGTTAGCTATACTATAAACAAAATGTAAATTACCGTTTGTAGTTAAAGCTCCTTGATCATCGTCTGCAGCGTATAAAAAATAAGCCTGATTAGCGTCTGTTGCATACGTACCTACCTCAGTAAGCTTTAATCCAGCCCAAAACGAAGTTAAAGCTATAGAACCTCCTGTAGAAATTGCTGTAGAAAATTCTGTTTTATTTTCTGTTCCAAAACCTACCGAAGACCAAGCTGATGAGTTATACCCTCCAGGCATTTCTGTTGTCCCACTCCTTGGAGTTATAATAGTCTTGTTATTATCTGTTGCTCCTGTAATTATCTTAACTCCAGCAAATGAAGTATCTCTTCCTGAGTTTCCAGAATCTTGTCCTCCATTACCACTAACTCCTCCTAATACAAAGTTTTGATTAGGGGTTACGTATGGGTCTACAATAAAAGACAACTTAAACACTTGTGCAGTAACATCAGTACCGTTAGTACCTATTCTTATCTTGCAACTACCATTTGCTACATCATAAGCCAACACATTAACCATAGCGTTATCATTGTCAGTTACCCAATCGTGAAGCTGAACATGAACATGAGATGAATTTCCAAATATATGAACATTATTAAACGTAAATTCTACTGTATCTGTCGCTCCAAGATCTACAGACTGCATAATTATGATTCCGTATTTAGCATTTGAAGTTACAGCAGTAGTTGCGTTTGTAAGTTGAGATATAAAAGTATCTTGACCGTCTAAACTAGGTATTTTATCAAAACCCTCTTTAAGCTCGTACCTGTCATCTGACTGAGATACAGTACCAGCAACATTAAGGTTACCGTTCTTATCTATACGCATTTTCTCAGAACCATTAGTAGCAAAGCCTAAGTAGTCCTGGCTATGATCGTAGTATATCTGACCAGCGTCATTATCGCTAGAGTCACCAAAGAATATATTACCTGAAGAGGTCCCCCCAGATAGTATAGTTAAACCAGAATCGCTAGAATTTTCTAGAGTCAGTTGGTTAGCTGATAATGATGATGATACAGATCCAGAACTTACCCCAACAACGTGAAGTAAACCGTCAGGAGTTGCACCTGCAGTACCAATACCTACTTTAGTGAACTCAGCCTTATCTGTAGATAGCTTCATAGCTGTGATGTTACCAGAACCTGTCTCTACATTCTTAAGATTAGTATCCTTAATCTCAGAAGCTGTTTTTAATATAGTCTGATATGTAGATGATATTGCTTTTCCTTTAAGTGTAGCCATTTTATTTTCTTTTAATTTTTTCGATAGACCTACCTGCAAAGTAAGCCCCGTATACTGTTATTAATAAGGTTTGATATATAGGAACGTAACTAGGTTGTATTACAAACCCCCCTACGTTACCATCAAACAACGACAAAACTACAAAAATTGCGGTTAGGAAAACACATATTAATGGTCGAATATTCTTAGATAACCAATTGTCAGACTTCATATCTGCTTCCCACCTTCTAGATACCTGCTCTTGAGCGTTTACCTCAGCCTTCATTAGAACTTCTTCTATAGCTTGTTTTGCAGCTAACCTTTCCTCGTCTGACGTAGTAAGGTTATCTACTACATTACCTACACTACTTAAGATATTTCCTCCTAAAAAATCTAGTAGTTTACTCATAGTTTTGCGTATATATATTTAGTATCTCCATCCTCATTTTTGCAGGCTTCGAGTACTTGTTTTCTATTCCCTTTATCTTTTAAAGATATATGTATCCAAGCAAAGTCAAACTCGTTTATCATTTGGTCAAACTCTATATCTGATTTTATAATCCAATCATAGATAACCTTATTGTTCATCTGCCCCACCTCCCAAAACTGGAGGTCCAATGCCTCACCTTTGCAATGCTGCGAAGAAACGCTACCCCCAATAGCACGATTGAGTGACGGGTT